CTCCCTCGCCAAGCGCAGTGGCCGCCTCGGGCGCGCCTTGCGACGCCCGCCGATGGTCATGGGGACCCGGCTCAGTAACGTCTACGGCGAGTGGAAGCTGCCCTTCTACGCGGGTGTCCACGAGACCGGGAAGGTGATCACCGCCAAGGGCGGCTACCTGACCATCCCGCTGCCGGCTGCGCTCAACCGCAACGGCACGCCCAAGCGGCCGTCGGCGCGGCACTGGGACAAGACGTTCGTGCAGAAGTCGAAGAAGGGCAACCTGATCATCTTCCGGAACGATGGTGGCAAACTCGTGCCGCTCTACGTGCTCAAGAAGTCGGTGCGGTTGCCGCCCCGCATGGGCATGCGCTCCGTCTTGCAGGCCGGCGTACCCGAATTCGTAGATGTGGCGATGTCCCGTATGCTCGACAGACTAGCCGCAGAGATCGCTGGTCAATCGAAGGGCGGCGGCTGATGGCGCAAGTAAAGAGCATCCGACGCCAGATCCTCGAGAAGCTAAAGACGGACTTCGAGGCGATCACTGCTGGGCCTGACGACGACGATTACAAGATCGCGTGGTCCGAGGTGACCCGCAAACCCATCAACCAGCTGGCGGTGGGCAGGCGAGCAGTGCTCGGCATCTACCCGACCGAGGAGCTCAAGGTCGACAAGGTGTCGATGATCCGGCACGCGACCATGCGGGTCGTGTTCGAGGCCCACCTCACCAGGGACGTTGAGCAGATCGAGGACTTCCTCGAGGACGCTCTGATGGAGATCGAACGCAAGCTCATGGAGGACTACCAGCTCGGCGGGTTGGCGGTCGATGTGCGCACGCTCCAGTCCGAGACCAACATCGACGGCACCTTCGACAATTACGCGAACTGCGCCGTCGTGGCGGAGATCACCTATCGGCACATGAGGGCGGGGCCACACGTCCCGCTCGGGAGCTAACGCAACGCTTTCTTGAGACGTCAGTAAGACATTCCGGCCCAAGCGATCAGCAAACCCGTCACCGGCAGCGGACGCAGAGCCCAGAGAGGAGAACAGGCAAATGACGACCCCTATGCTGTCCCGTCGTGGCGTGCTGCTGGCTAAGCAGGAAAGTGTCTACAACACCTACACCGCCCCGAGTGCGCTGCTCGACGCGATGCTCGTGGAGGACCCGGACTACTCGGCCGAGATCAACACGCTCCAACGCAACCCGTCGCGCTTCGACCTCGACCAGGAGGCCTACCGCGTCGGCCGCAAGGTCGGCGGCATCAAGTTCTCGCACGAGTGGCGGTCGAACGGCCGGTCCAACGACGGCGCCGCAGCGCCGAAGCTGGCCCGACTGCTCCGCGCGTGCGGCTTCGCCCAGACGGCGATCGCTGCGGCTGGCTCCGGCCAAGTCGGCGCGATCAACGCTGACCCGAACAACACCAAGAACCCGGCCTTCACGGTCGCCGGGGCAGGCGATGCCAACTTCGCTGCGCCGGTGCTCTACGAGATCGCAGTGACCACGGGCGGCGCTTCCGGGACGGCTCAGGTCTCGATCACGCCCGACCCGCTGTCGATCCTCAACGGTGTCGGTGGTGCGGCTCAGACTGGCGTCACGCTCACCACGGCAACGGCGTTCAACCTGAATGTCGGCGGGGCCTTCACGCTGACGCCGGTCTGGACGGGCAACCTCGTGCTCGGGGACAAGTGGTTCGTGTGGGTCTACCCGCTGGGCCTGCTCTACACGGCCGTCTCGTCCGGCTTCGAGAGCCTCTCGATGGACCTCTACTACGACGGCATGCTGCACAAGATGTCGGGCGGGCTCGGCTCGTTCGAGGTGAAGGCTGAGGCTGGCGGCTATGCCAAGGCCGACTTCACCTTCATGGGCCAATACTTCGAGCCGATCGACAGTGCGATCCCGACCACCGCCGTCTACGAGAACCAGCTGCCGGCCATCGTCGAGCTGTCTGATCTGATGATCGGCGGCTACAGCCAGACGGTCAGCGAGTTCGGCTGGGGTGTGAAGAACTCGGTCGTGCCGCGTCTCGATGCGAACGCGGCTGAGGGCTACAGCGGTGTGCGGATCACGAACCGCGCGGTCGACGGCTCGATCAACCCAGAAGCCGCGCTCGTGGCGGACTTCAACTTCTGGAACAAGCTGGCGACGGGTGAGCGCATGCTCGCGCGCAACAAGGTCGGGCAGGCTGCGGGCAACCGCATCTGGACGATGGCGCCGTCCGCCCAGCTCTCGAACCTGAGCTACGGCAGCCGCGACGACATCCGCATCCTCGACGGACAGCTGAGCTTCTCGCGGAAGTTCGGCAACGACAGCATCAGCTTCCTGATCTCCTGATCTGGGGCCTGCGACGGGGCAGGGATGGTGGCGAAGTCCGCTTCGTTACCATCCCGGTTCTGACTACCGCGCGGGACGGTTTCCCGCACTTGGAGCGGCCTTAGGCGTCGCACTGGGAGCAAGCAGACATGGCTATCAAAGGCGTCAACCTCTCGCAGGTCCACGTGTTCTCGTGGGACAAGGACCCGGACAAGGGCACCGAGAAGGCGGCGAAGTTCCGGCTCAAAATGCTCGACGGCTATCAGGTTGCGTACATCAACGACCTGCTGATGGGCTTCGAGCAGCTCGGCAAGGAAGGCCATCAATCGGCCAAGGTCAACATGGGCCGAGTCGCCCTCGAGGCAGCGCAGATGGCGCTCACCGAGGCGGAGAACTTCATCGACGAGAAGAACATGCCGATCACCCTCACGAAGGTGAGGAAGAACATCAACGGGCGCAGCTACATGGTGGTCGAGGACAAGGTGATGGCGGTTCTCCCGTCGATGCTGCTCCAGGACATGTACCAGTTCATCCAGGAGCAGAACGGCATGGTGGAAGCCGAAGGAAAAAAGTCCGCGACGCCGTAGTCGGGTTAGAGCTTTTGGGCTGGGACTGCAGCACCTGCAGCGACGCCCAAAAGCTCGTGCGCGGGTGTGACGGCGGCGCCAAGGCTCCCGCGATCATGATCGGGGAGGCGCACGAGACCTGCCCCTTGCGATTGGTGTTGGACGAGCCGGGCGACTTTGGCCGGGCGATCCAGCTCTACTCGCTCTACCAGAACGGCGTGCTGATGCAGGACGGGGCGCTCCTTGAGCAGCCGAACACCTACATCGAGATCATGTACGTTATCTCATGCGCCGCTTCTGAGATCGAGAAGCACTACAACGACAAGTCCAAGCGAGACGCGGAGGCGGCAAAGCGGAAACGCTGAGCCGCTTCTTCGTGAAGTCTAAACCCCTCAAGGCGCACATCGGGCGGGCAAATCAGCAGCTCGAGGGAACCCATGGCGCTGTCCGAGCAGCAGATGAAGTTCGTCATCACGCTCCGCGACCAAGCGTCGGCGCGGATGAAAGGCTTCGGGAACGCCCTGCGAGATGCGGGCAACGCCGCTCGCCAAGCCGCCGGCGGCCTCAACAACTTCGGCGCCGCAGCCAACCGGGCTAACAACAGCGCACGCGGTGCTGCGGGAGGGCTCGGGCAAATGCGCTCGATCCTGATCGGTTTGGTCAGCGGGGCGGTGCTTGGGAACGCCATCAGGCTCATGGCCGAGTTCGGGGACCGAATGTCCACCGTCAAGGCGGTTACCGGGGCGACCGGGGTGACCTTCGACTTGCTCCAGGCGAAGGCTGAGGAGCTGGGCCAGCGGACGCGCTTCACCGCCTCGCAGGCGGCTGAGGGCATGGTCGAGCTCGCACGCGGCGGCATGAGCGCGGGGCAGGTGCTGGCCTCCGTCGGCGGCACCATGGACCTCGCAGCGTCGGGTGCGCTCGATCTCGCCACGGCCGCGAATATCACCATCGCGGCGCTGTCATCGTTCAACATGCAGGAGACCCAGTCAGGCCGTGTGGCCGACTTGCTGTCGTTCACGGCCAACAAGTCGGCTACCAACGTCCAAGAGCTCGGGGTCGGCCTCACTTATGTCGGCTCGGTCGCCAACGCCTTCGGTGTAGGTCTCGACACGACTCTGGCGGCGATGGGCGCCCTGGCCGACCGGGGTATCCGCGGCTCGATGGCGGGCACAGGCCTCCGGCAGGTGCTGGCGAAGCTGGCTGAGGCCAGCCCCCGCTTCACCCGCCAGTTGACGCAGATGCACCTGACCATGGCCGACGTGGACGTGGGCGCTCGCGGGCTGATCCCGGTGCTGCGCGACCTGCGCGACGCGGGCTACGGCGACGACCCGGCGGCGCTCATAGCCCACTTCGGCACACGCGCCGGCCCGGCGATGATCAACTTGATGGACAACCTCGAGAAGATCGAGGCGCTCCAGGCTCGCATGGGCGGCATCGGGGCGGACGGGATCGAGGGCTTCGCCCGGATCGTCGCCTTCACCATGGACAACAATCTCGGCGGCGCGATCCGGCGCTTGCAGAGCGCCTGGGAAGGCATGTGGATTTCGATGGGGCAGTCG